ATGACTTAATCAAAGAGCTAATAGATTGCAGAGATGAAAGTATAAAAATATACCGATTTGTGGCACATGCTACCATTCAGCTCAAAAACAGAGAATGGAAAGACCCTTTTATTGAGGGTGATATTCCTGAAGGTTGGTGTTGGGCTCTTAAAGAGGAAATAAAGAAAATCCTTGATGAACTCAAAGAGAAATAGTAACCTCCTTTCTATCTGTTTTAATACGCTATCCGCTCCACGATCGCAGTGGCTACTACTTGATAAAACTCTACTATATAATCTTCAGGCACTGTCTCTGTTTGATAAGGAGGGTCGTTGTATTCAGGTAATGGAGCAGGAACAAGCTCGATAAATCCTTTTTCTTTTGCTCTCCTTACCAATTTAACAGTACGTAGGTTATTCTGCATAACAACTGCATATACTTCGTTGGTAGGAAAATAGGTTTGCCAATCATTTACTTTTCTTAATCCTATGATAGAACCGCTTTTGATACGTTGCGATATAGAGTTTCCGATGAGGTTACAAGCTAATTCTGCACGCTTGAAATCAGGAATAGTGATGAAGAAAGATGGCTTATGCTGAGTGAATAACTCCTCAGAACTCCAACCTCCCGCAAAATCTACATCATAGTAAGGCACAAGGACATCTTTAGACATCTCATTAGTGATGAGTATAGGGATTTCTGTACGTTCTCTTTCTTCATCTTCATCTCTGTTTTCGTATTCAAACTCTACCCTCTCAAAGAACCCTTCTAAGATACGCCTTATCTTCTTAGGCATTTCCTTTTCCCCACTATCGTATAAGCTGAGGTCTTTCACGGATATTTGAGTATGTTCGTGTATGTCTTGCAGAGATAAGCCGTATTTGTTGCGCTCTGTTCTTAGGTAGCTTTCCTCTTCCTCCTCTGGTACAACTTCTTCTATTTGTGTGATGAGCATAGAGCCATTGCCTGTGAGGAGCCAGTCCTTGCTGATTTCAGGAAAGGCTGCAACTATTTTATCAGCCATTTTTGGGCTTATATTTTTAGTCTTTCCACTTATAACATCATAGAAAGATTGAGCCCTTTCGTATCCTGCTTTTTGTGCTAATTCAGAGACAGTAACTTTAAAATGTTCTGCTAACGTTTCAATTATTTGTGGAGGAGTATATGTTTTCATTTTAGCCAGATTTTTTCTGTATATAAATTATTTTTCATACTTTATTTATACAAAACTCTTTGTATTTAGGTCTGTTGTGACTATTAGTTATATACTTTTACTACAAAATCACTTCTTTAACATATTGACAAACTTGTTATAGACATCAGGATTTTGCAAATCATTCCAATATATTTTCTCATAATTATATCTATCAAAAGATCCTTTCTTCAGATAAATAATTAGACCGAACTTATCACAAAGGATAATCTTTTCACTTTCTAATAAGTTAGCATAGGAACGAGCTTGTTTAAATGCATCTTCTATTTCCTTATTATTTTTTAGATGATATTTAGCCTCAATAAGTATTTTTGCTTTCTCGTATCCTCTTTTATTGTCGTAATGTAAGGCATAATCAGGATATATCCTATTACCTCTACCTGCCTTTATTGGCAATTGTCTTATGAAATCTTTGTTTTCAGAATAACCTATCTGATTCAGATAATATTCTAATAATTCCACTTCCACATCTCTCTCGTTATGCAATTCAATTCCTTGAGGTGGTTCGGGAGCTTGTAAGGTTGGTAATATAGCTGTATCGAATCCTTTACTTCTTATCAGTTTCAATAAATGTGAATAATCGTTATTAGATATAGCCCAACCGTTTACTCCTTGGAATTTTTTACGTATTAGTGGGTGTTTTGAAAAATATTCATCAGATTCTAATTCTTTCAGTGCTATGTGTGGTATTTCAATTCCATTTCCTATATAAGAATTGGCGTAATAATAGAAAAAAGGATCAATAACTCCGTCTGTTTGTGCTCTCCATATATGAGTAATTGCACTAATAGGGGAAGTTTCATAATGTACTAAAATATCTCCTTTTTTAGTTTCAGGGTTTGCTTGCCAAAATTTTTCTTCTTCCAATCGTTCTTCCTCTGAGATTAACCCTCCTATGAACCACGCTTGAGTTGGTTTAGATATTTCCGTTTTTTCCTTGTTCACATAGTTAGGAGCAAAATCGTACAAAAAAGCACATAATTCATTAGGGGTAAGATTGTTTTCTATTCTAAATTTATAAAACACCTCACAAAGCTCAATGTAATACATACAACGGACACGATAATCGCTTTTCTTAGGTAGCTTTGGAAGTTCTATGTTAAAGGTATCAGCAATTTTGTTTAAGTCAAAAAATCGGTATGTAAATAGGTATGGGAATGTATATTCATAAGCTATTGCATAAAAATAGAAAGATATTACTACATGTAGATTTAGAAAACTCTGATAGTCTTTAGGATATATTATGTATTCTTTTTCGTCATCATTGAAATAAAAAACGCCTTCATCTAAATAACTTTCAAACTCTTCTCGTACTTCCGAAAAATCTTTGAAATCATACTCAGCCTTTCTATCATAAGCACTATCTCCTATCTCCATCATTATACTCTCATATTCCCTTTTTTTAATCCATTTTCCATAGTTAGGATTGTATTTATTAATAACCCTCACATCACACCAAAAAACATTATCATATTCAAAGGAACTAATAACTTCTTTCCCTCGTTTACTTTCTTTGTATAAACTCCAAATGTATTCAGATAACATTATTGATATAATTATTTGAAAAACAACTATTTATAAACTTTAACATTATTTAATACAGATTTTTTCTGTATAAATGTTTTTAATACAGAAAAAATCTGTATCTTTGCACTCGTAAAACGCTACATAAATATAAAGCATTTTATAAGCGCAAATGTAACAATAAAAAATTAAATAACAATGAATAAAACGAAAAAAAATAGCATTACGGGTAAGCTGTCTGAGGCTGTCGCAAAAGAGATTATAGAGAACAACCAATTGAGCCTTCAAATAGCGTTGGTGTTGGAAAAGACACAAGTTGCCATCAAAGACGCTGCAAGGCGCAGAAGTGACAGGCTACTACATATGAGTTTATTACCCTTATATGAAAGTTATGGGTATTCAAAAGAAGATCTTGAAAAAAAATAATTATGAATAATACCGAGCTAAAGAGACACCTTAAAAGAAAATTAGAGCGTGTAACAATGCTCAAATTATCCTTAGAGGGTACTGTTAGAGAATTGGCAAGCGAGATTATTAGCCTTAACGAAGAACTTGCCCTTGTGGAAGGGGGCAAGTCTTCAAAAAAGAAAACCACAACACCTGATATATCGAAGTATACGACAAAATTTTACGCTGAGTTTGAGAAAGCAAGGCAAAACAGCGACCTATAAAAAAAGCCCCGCTGGCATGCGAGGCATAATAATAACAAATAAAATTTATAACGATGGCAAAATTACTACAAAAATTATTTTCTCACAAGAGAAAAGCAAAAAAAGTGCAAGACCAACAACTACAAGTGATTAACGGTTACTTGTGCTATAAAAACAAACGCTATAGCGAGTTAAATTACGAGCAAAAAGAGCAGTATAACGACTGCTTGATACCTCAAGCTGATAAATTGGCTTTTGAAAGACTCCTTAAAGAATCACAACTTAGATACGTACTACAATGAGAACAATGACAAATACCGAGTTTGAGCGAGTACTCAACGAAGAACGCAAGCAACGTTATTATTATAGCGACTTGTTGGACTTGCGAGAAGATCGTCACAGGTCTTTTAGTTGTGAGTTTATTACCGAAGACGATTATCCTGATGATTGGTATTGCGCAATCTATTACGATGTAACCACTCGTTGCGAGGGTAACAAGAGCTGCCATAGTGTAGAGATACAGCATATATACATCAACTTCCAAGAGGTTAAGGCTCTTGAAAAACAAGAAAGCGTATTAACAACAGTACTCACCAACCGAGCTAATGAAGAATTTCAGTTTGAAGATACTGATATATACCCAGATTATGCAACTTCCAAAATGTGGTAAAAATGAAAACAACAATAGAAAAGGGCAAATGCTATGAAATAGGCGATTGGCTCGTACAGATTGACAGAATAGACGAGCGGTATATATGGGGCTTTGGTGCTGACAGTGATAGAGTGATAGGGTTTATTTCCCTTCCTATTGATAGCAAAGTAACTCGTGAAGTACCCATTAATGACTATATCAATTATATAGATGTGACAAGGCAGAATATAGCAGCTGAGTTTCGTGAGAGACTAAGCCAATACGAAGAATAACAATCAAAATTATATAAAAATGAATGAGAACCAAACAGAAATCGCAAAGGCATTTATCAAGGCACAGAGTGAAATGGCAAATGCCGTCAAGGGGACTACGAACCCCTTCCTAAAAAACAAATATGCTGACCTTAATGCAGTACGTGAAGCAGTGATACCCACGCTTAACAAATATGGTATAGCAGTATTGCAACCATTAGTAACAATAGATGGTAAGAACTATGTAAAAACACTCCTCTTACATGAAAGCGGACAGACTATGGAGAGTTTAACAGAGATAATATATGCAAGGCAGAACGATGCCCAAGCGCAAGGTTCTGGAATCACATACGCAAGGCGTTACGGACTGCAATCTCTGGTATGTATTGGGGCTGATGATGATGACGGCAACAATGCAAGTGCTCCCGCACACCAAGAACCTCCCAAAGCGTTGGCATGGCTCAATATAGTAGATAAAGATAAGAATGTAACCAAAGAATGGGTTAATGTTACTAAGGGTATCAGTGAGGGCAAAATAACAAGCGTTAATGATGTTAAGAAATACTATAAGGTAAGCAAGGAGGTAGAGGCAAGGATTAATGAACTTTTAAACGAAAAACAAAATGGGGTACAGTAAGCAATTATTCCAGCAGCTACAAGAAGAATTTGTAACTAAGTGTCAGAGAGTAGAGGACGGCGAGATGCCAATATTGGAAGCCGTCCTCGCTTTCAGGGAACAAAAAAAAGAGTGTGAGGCGTATATCGAAGCTGTAAAAGCCTTTGAACAAGAACATGAAGAGCATATACTTGCACAGATAGAATACAATTCAGGCAGCTACAAGGGTGCTAAGTTCGAGGTAAGAAGCGGCGGGCGAACCTTTAACTTCAAGGGGATAAGAGAATGGCGAATAGCCTCTGACAATCTTAAAGAGATAGAAGATAAGTACAAATCTGCATTCATTAACAAAGAGAAAGGCTTATTACCAGTAGATGAGAATGGGGAGCTGTTAGAGCTTCCTGAAGTAAGTTACCGAAAAGACAGTATCATTATAAAACAAAATTAAAAAATGGAAATACAAGGACGAATTAAAACAATATTCGCTACTGAAACAGTAGGACAAAATGGCTTTCAAAAGCGTGATTTGGTTATCTCCACCGATGGGCAATATCCACAAGATATTATCATTCAATTTACGCAAGGCAATTGCGCTTTGTTAGACAACTTGCAAATAGGGCAAATGGTTAAGATACACTTTAATCTGCAAGGAAGAGAATGGACAAGTCCGCAAGGTGAGGTTAAGTACTTCAATACGGTATTAGGTTGGAAAATTGAACTCATTCAAACCACGAATGTAGCGCAATCTCAATACCAGCAAGCCCCCCAAGGTTACCAGCAAACAGCGCCTGCACCTCCTCCACAGAGAGCACCACAGCAGGTACAACAACCGCAGCTGTTTGATAACCACGGCAGAGAGCCTAACCCTGCAATATTAGACAATCAGGAAGAAGATAATTTACCTTTTTAGTTATGAAGACAAAAATATGTATTGAATGTGGGATAGAAAAATCTATAAATGAATTTTATACCCACTCAGGAATGAAAGATGGGCATATTAATAAATGTAAGGAATGTGTAAAGAGGAACGTTATTAATAGGTATAATAAATTATCTAATGACGAAGAATGGAGAGATAAAGAACGAAAAAGAGGGCGTGATAAATACTATAGGTTAAATTATAGATTATTAAAAAAAGACCCTGAAACAAAAAAGAAATATCGTTTAAAATATAAGGAAAAATATCCTGAAAAACAACTTGCAAAAAATAAAACCCGACGACTAAAGAGGAAAAAAGGATTTCATTTACATCATTGGAACTATAATGAAGATTATTGGTTAGATGTAATAGAGTTGTCAATAAAAGACCATAATCTACTACATAGATTTATTGTTTATGATGAAAATTTACTTATGTATAGGGACTTAGAAGGTAATTTATTAGACAGCAAACAAAGTCATTTAGACATTTTGGATAAAGTAAAAAAGATAATAATAAAAAAACATGAAAACAGTATTTAAAGTAGGAATGGAGGTCTATGACCAAGTTTTCTTTGGCAAAACACCTCTGAAAATAACAGAAGTTAAGACAGACATGAGCTTACGTGTTCTGTATGGAGAAGTGACTTATTGTTATACAGGAGATGGTAGATTTATAGGAGATGACATTACTTCAAATAGATGGAGACCTCTTTCACAAACTCCAACTCTATCTACATCACCATATACTTTACAAGGCTTTGAACAGAAAGAACCTGTACTAACTTTTGAGGAAGCATGGGAAGAAGCAGAGAACATTTATAAACCTAAAAGCGAATATGACAAAGAGGAGTATGGAGGTTACCCAACACAGGAATTAGCAGATGCTTCGGAAGCATTAAGGAGACTCCTATTTCTTAGAGACTATTACAATGAGGGATGGCAGCCAGATTGGAAAAATGAAGAAGAAAAGTTTAGTATTGAAATTTATGAGGGAGAATTTGACACTTTTGAATCTATCGAATGTCAAAGGGTGTTTTCTTTCAAAACGGAAGAAATCAGAGACAAATTCTTTGAAGAACAAAGAGAACTCTTAGAAATAGCAAAACCTTTATTATGATGAGAAAAACAGAATTAAATAGCTACAAGAGCCTAAAAGAGGAATTAGAGCAAACCCAAAGATATATCTATGATGAAATAAGATACAGGGAAAGGGAAGGGGAAGATACCAGCGAGTTAAGAGAACAACTCGAAGAACTCGAAGACGAGATAGATTATTACACGGATTTGATAAGTGAATTAGAAGATTAGGTAATATGATAATATCAAAAATAACAATTATAGTCCTTCTCTTTATATTTTTTCTATTCTGTTTGAAAATAGATAGTAACAGTGGGAAAATAAGAAGATTAAAGAAGGAGGTAGAAGACCTTAAGGAAGCAATTAGAAAACTTCGGGATTACAGGTTTAAATAGAAACCAAAAAGCAAGTATTAATCGGAATAGTAGCAGGTTCGAGTCCTGCCTTGCTTTCAAAATTAAAGACAAAATGAAGACTTTAGATTTAAAAGAAGTAAGAGATAGGTTTGAGTTATATAAAGTAGCTTTTAATAAAAAACCTTACGTAAATAACCTTGCAAATGAATTAGGTGTAAAAACTACAACACTTATGAAATTCATTGTGGATAATGATAAGCATTTTGTTCTATATCAAAACGATAAAGGCACTTATATTTCACAAGTGTATGTCGAGTTGAAAGATAGAGAAGGTACGAATGAATATGTTGAGTACAATAAGGAAAGATATAAAAACACAATATTCTTGAAACCAGTATATTATGATTATACTAACGACGTTAATTTTCATTGTGTGGAACAAGACTCAAAAGATGATAAAAGGTCAGATGAATGGCGCAATACAAGCGATAAAATGACCAAAATAAAACAATATTTAGGTCAAAATACGTTTACTGGGGGAGGCATTGGTGATAGTTACACAAGAAACTATGATAATTATTTGTCAAAGGAAAATATAAAGCTACTTATGTCGCAAGGGTGGCAGTTTGTAAATTATAATGAAAAAGCTGATAAATAACAATGAAAAAGATAACCATTCCGAGCAACGTTAAGAACGGCAAATTGGTGCAAAATCGCAATCTTATACAAAAGGCTATAACCTCATTTGAGGATACGAATATCAATATCACCATTGAGAGGCGAAGCAAGAAAAGAAGCGTACAGCAAAATGCTTTCTATTGGGGCGTTTGGATACCTATCATTCAGCAGGCTATGAATGATACTTGGGGCGAGTTTTACCCTCCTAATGAGGTGCATAATGTACTGAAAGCCTTGTGTAATTATGAGGAGCGTCCTAATCCTGCCACAGGTGAGATACAGCGAGTACCTATGAGCAGCACAAAGTTAAGCACCTACGAATGGGAGAAGGAGTTTAAGCAGCAAGTAAGGCAGATGTGTATGGATAATTTCAATCTTGATTTACCTGAACCTGATAATGAGGAATAAGCAATTTTCACCCCTCGTTAAGCAAGGATAAAAACAAGTTATAAAGTATTGATTTTCAAAGTGAAGATATAAATAAGCAAGTTTTAAAGTAACATAAGCAATGAAAAAAGAAACAGTAAGCCGATTTAATGAGAAATTAATGACTTCCAACGACCTTGCGTTGTTAAAAGGAAAAGAATCTAAGTACCTAATGAATAGTCTTTACAGACGCTGGAAAGAAGATTTTACAGACGAGGATACTGGGGAAGTCGTAACCATAGAACGAAAAGAACTCATTATTTCTAAGGGCGAAGAATTAAACGATGAGAATTTTCAAACCATAGACTTCTTTATCAAGAGTGGGGAACTTAACATTAAAGATGTACGATTAAGTTCAATACAACGCACTGCAGATGCTGTATTAGGTAACAGTACTATATGGATAGCGGTAGTGGAAATCTCTCGAAAAAAAAGAACGTTCTACCTATATGCTAACAGCATAGATGTAGCAAGGGGAATTATAACAGACTACATCGAACAAAATTACATTGGTTTTTATGAAATAAAATCACTCAAAGAGCAGCAGTATTTTACCCTTGTATCGTTGGCAAAGAAAAACAGCGATGAGGAGCAAAATAAGTTCTATCAGATAGAGGTAGAAATAATGGTAAATAAAGAATCTTACCCAATGCGCTTTTTAGTGAAAGCACCTAATGCAGAAGAAGCAAAAGTACTAAGCGAAGCGTTTTATGAAACTTATATGCGAGTGGCTGATGATGATAAAGAATTACCTCCTTATACAATGACCTTGTTATCGGCAAAAACGCTGAATGTAGAGGCGGTAATAGACCACCAGTTTTGTAAGGAATATATAGATAAGAGCAAAGAAACATTGTAATGTACCATTGTGCACCCCGATAGGCAAGCACTCACGTTCGAGCCGTGAGCGGGGGCTAAAAACAACCCGATTTGAGATGAGATTGAGTGCGCATAAATCTTTATCAAATCTCTAATTTCAAATCAAAAAATGAATGAGTATCAGAAATTCCTAAAATCAAAGGAACGAAAAGTAGCCGAAGCGGGTTTTGAACTTCCTGACGAAAAACTAAACCCTAACCTATTCGACTTTCAGCGTTACATCGTGAGCAAGGCACTAAGAATGGGGCGGTATGCCATCTTTGCCGATTGCGGACTTGGAAAGACCCTAATGCAATTGGAATGGGCACACCAAGTAAGCAAGCACACACAGAAGCCTGTAATAATACTTTGCCCTCTAGCAGTAGCAGGACAAACCATACAAGAGGGGCAAAAGTTCGGTATCAAGGTCCAAAAGTATGACAATAGCGAACCTTTACAAGGCGTGTATATAAGCAATTATGAGCAGCTGGATAATATCAATACCGCTCATTTCGTAGGGGTAGTGCTTGATGAAAGTTCAATACTGAAAAACTTCACCGGCAAGTATAAAAACCAACTCATCAAAGAGTTTAAAAACACTCCTTATAAATTATGTTGCACCGCTACCCCAAGTCCTAACGACTTGAACGAAATAGGTAATCACTCCGAGTTCCTTAACGTATTAGATGCTCAGGATATGCGTGCTAAGTGGTTCGTGCGTGGTGAGGGTATGAACAATTACCGATTAAAAGGACACGCTATCAACGACTTTTACGGCTGGATTAGTTCGTGGGCTACTATGCTTACCAAACCCTCTGATATAGGCTTTAAGGCTGAAGGCTATGAGCTGCCTAAACTCAATTACATCGAAAAGGAAATACAGACAAAAAAGCGTGATAATGGTATGCTTTTCAACCCTTACTCGGTGAGTGCTACCGAATTCCAAAAGGAATTGCGTAACACGCTTGACCAGCGATTGGAAGCAGTAGCCGAGATTGTAAATAATTCAGAGGAAGCGTTTATCATTTGGGTAAATCAGAATGAGGAGGAAAAGAAAGCCCTTGCGCTTATCCCAGATGCAGTAGCTGTGAATGGTAGCGAAAAAACAGAAGTCAAAGAAAAGAAACTACTTGGCTTTGCTAATGGTGAATTTAGGGTGCTGGTAACCAAAAAGAAAATAGCTCAATTCGGTATGAACTTTCAGAATTGCCACAATCAAATATTCGCAAGCCTCGACTTCTCATTCGAGGGTACATACCAAGCGGTTAGGAGGTCTTACCGCTTTGGACAAACAAAAGAAGTAAATATCTATTTCATAACTACAGACACAATGGAAAACGTAAAACAAACTCGTGAACGCAAAGAACAACAATTTAAGGAAATGCAGGCTCAAATGAATAAATTCATCAATGGCAACGCCTTCGGACTACTCAACTCCTACGAGTTTAAAGAAGTAAAAACTCCTAACTATTGGCTGATGAAAGGCGACAGCTGCATAGAGATTAAGCGCATTCCTGATAACTCAGTAGATTTAATCATATTCAGTCCCCCTTTTAGTTCCTTGTTTACCTACTCTAACTACATTCACGATATGGGTAACAACGAAAGCCACGAGGACTTTTTTAAGCAATATACATTTCTTTTGCACGATTTGTACCGTATCCTAAAACCAGGCCGTCTAATGGTTTGTCATACCAAAGATTTAGCCGTATATAAGAACTCAAGCGGCTACACAGGGCTGTACGACTTCACAGGCGACCACCATAGAGCGGTGGAAGCGGTAGGCTTTAAATACCACTCAAAGGTGAATATCTGGACCGACCCCGTATTAGAAATGCAGCGCACCAAAACGCAACGCCTGCTATATAAACAACTTCGCAAGGATAGTAGTTATACAGGCGTAGGGCTACCAGAATATTGTACCATATTTCGCAAGTGGGAAGGCGATGAGGAAACTTGGACACCGATAAACAACAAGAACAAAGAGAACTTTCCTTTGGAAGTGTGGCAACATTGGGCATCACCTACTTGGAATGTAGAAAAGAGCGATATAGACCACCTACACAAGGTGATGGAAGATTACAAAGTAAATACGTGGTTTGATATTAAGCGTACCGATGTACTCAATGGCAAAAAGGAAGCCATCGATTTAGGCGATGAAAAGCATATTGCACCGCTACAATTGTCAGTTATTAAGCGTTGTGTGCAGATGTGGAGCAACAAGGGTGAAACGGTATTTACCCCCTTCTTAGGGATAGGCAGCGAAATATACGAAGCCGTTAGTTTAGAACGCTACGGTATAGGGATAGAACTCAAAGATAAGTACTTTGAAACCGCTGTTAAGAATGTAAATACAATAACCGAGAAACAACGACAATTAACGTTATTCTAAATACATCATTCATTTGTCTCCCCTTGTCTTTGGCGAGCGTTATTATTTGGCGTGCCATTGTACAAATAGCAAGTTAAGGGCAAGGGGAGTTTTTTTTAACAAGTACATAACACCTAAAATACAAAAGTAATGGGAAGAAACGTAAAACAAGGCTTCAATTACTTTTCTTTAGATGTGGACATATTTTCTGACATCAAGATTCGGAAACTAATCAAAAATCATTCGGGGCGAGCATTGAGCGTCTATATATGCGTTTTGGCTTTTATCTACCGCAATGGATATTACGTGCTTAACGATGAAGATTTTGGCTTTATAGTCTCAGAGCAAACTGGGGATAAAGTTGAGTTTATAGAAGCGGTCTTAGACTACTGTGTGAAAGTAGGATTATTTTCTGCTGAGATGTTTGAACAGGGCGTTTACACCTCAAAAGGAGTACAAGAAAGGTACTTAGCAATGTGTAAAGCGTCCAGAAGAAATATTGTTTTTTCCGAATATACCCTCATTTCTTCCGAAGAAATGGGCATAAACTCCGAAGAAATAGCTATAAATTCGGAAAAAACGCCTATAAAGAAAAGTAAAGTAAATATTTCTTTTTTAGAAAAAAAGAAACAAAAAAGCACGCGTACAGATTTTAGTGAGGAGGAAAACAATCAGCCCTTAAGCGACCAAAAAGAAACCTCCCCCCCAGTTGCGCCCGCCCCCCCCCCCCCCTCTCTCTCACAAACGCGACGCTCTAATAGACCTT